TCGTGTAAGTGGGAACACGAGCCTAAACTTTGGCCGTGAAGCAGTGCTGCTCGCACTGCTATAGCAAATGTAATACCAATTACCAAACCTAGCATGAAGCTCATCTTTCAAATCTCCTTTAAATTCATGATTATCAACATCCAACGCAGCCCATCCACCCCAGTTAACAACATTAGCGTTGGAGCGAGTGGAATCCGGCTTATATGTCGCAGGCGAAATAAGAGGTGAAGCGTTTTTACTCGATTCACCTCTCTTTGGCTTATAACCAGGAATGGTCGCAAGATGATATAACGATTTTTCAAACTGAGTGAACGTGTCGAACTCGACTTTCACATCAGTCTTATTATCAAAAATACTTGAAAAAACCGTCAATTCATACATGATTATTTTAAAGCCTGCGTTAGAAGTCCATGATTATCTGAGTGTGATGGTGGAATCCAATCTGGATTCTTAATTAAATCTGGAAGTTTCCATGGATTTGGTCGACTTGCTTTTACACCAACTTCTTTATTCATATTTGCTTTAAGTACTTCATACCAAGCTTTCTTAAAATCTACTTGATAAAGATCTAGTGTACCAATTGCGACGACAATTAAATCGATTAGTGCGTCGCATACTTCTTCAGGATCTTTTGCGTCAATTGCAGCAACGCCTTCATTTAGTTCTTCTTGTAGGAATCTAAATCTAAATTTAAGATATTCTTCCAAATGTTCTTTTGGAAGCTTAGCCATAGCTTCGTGAATCCCATAAAAATCATGCATCATACGAATATCATCTGAGATAATTGGTGTTTTACTAAACGTTTTGCTTAGTGCGCTCCAACGATTTTTAGATTTTTGTTTATTTGATTTAGATCCCATCATTACTCCGTTCATTTTAATGTTACTGACAAGTTTATTTCTACCAATCGACGAAAGATTAAGCGGTTTGCCACGCTTAGCCATTGACATTTTTGTTTTAGCCACATCTGTATGATGCTTTCCATACATTGGATTGTGTATTCCAATTTTATCATATTTGCCTATATTCGTGTTATCTCTTTTATAGAATGCGGCGATATATTTCTTTCTTTTATCAGAATTTAACCATGCTTCTTTTGTTTTTGTTGATATAATCTTTCTAGTTTCTATTCCATGAGAACCGTCATATCCACCATGACGCAAATTATAAAAATCTTTAGAATTTGTCGCATCATAGTATTCGATGTAGCGCTTCTCCATTTCAGATGCTTCTTCTATATTTCCTTCAAATAAATCGTGCCGTATGAAAAAGCATTTTCCATATTTCTTTAATGCTCTTGTTATGATTTTTCCAGAACCGACATACCCACTATCAATTGATTTACTAGTCACGCCGATGTAGCACTTATAATTTATCATATTAAGTGTAATATAGACGTAATATGTCATATTATTTTCCTTAAAAGTTAAAATCATTCATTCCCTCGCCCGATTGTTTCATTCTCTTTCCGAATGATGACTTATCGAACATAGGTCCATCGTCTTTAGCAACTTGTCCAGTGTCACTAATATTTTTCTGTGCAGATTCTTCTACATCGTATAATTTCATCCTTGCTCGATCAATTCCAATCACGAATCGCTTATAGTAATTTGGATCATTGTATCGATTCTTTAGTTGCTTAACCATAAGCTGATTAAGATTTTCAAGTTCTTCTGTCGAGATCAATGCAAACATTAAGTCACATGTCTGAGGAAGACCAATACTTTCACTTGTGTTTGTCATGTCGATATCGCTGTTACCCATACCCGAACGCGTAGTTTGTGTTGCACTCAATAAAGGTACATCATATTCTTGTGCCAGGCCACGAAGTTCTTCTGCGATTGACTTAACAATTGTGTATGAATTGGCCGCAGAGTTTTTAACACGAGATGAAGCGCAAATATTTAAGTAATCAACAATGATAATATCGGGTGTGAATTCTTTCTTAATCTTCAATTCATCTAACAGCGATTTAAAGTGACCAGCGTGACCACAAGCAGTTGGATATTCTTTGATGACTAATTTGCCCGCAGTTTTCTTAATCAGTTTGCCGATCTTAGTTTCGTAGATATCTTTACTTACATTCCCAAGTTCATCCATCGTAAGATTCAATAAGTTTGCATCGATACGTTCTGCAATACGTTGTTCAGACATTTCCAATGTGATATATAACACATTTTTACTCTGCATCAATGTTGCCGCGGCAACGTGACACATAAACAAACTCTTACCAACGCCAGTCGATGCAAGAGCGACAGTCAATGTCTTCTTAGCAATACCGCCCTTTGTAATCTTATTGAAGATATCAAGATCGAATTCTACTTTTTCTTCAATTCGATGATAAAAGTCAAATCGTTCTGCCGCATCATCGAGATAGTCGTGGCCAACACTAGTGTCAAAACAAACACTTAGCGCTTCTGACATCATTGCCGGAATTGCTTCCTCTGTGTGAACTTTGTCTTTACCCTCAATAATATCAAAGGCATCAAGAATCGCATTAGTGATTGCACGTTGCTTGCACCACTTCTCTACATTTTCAAGTAACCACTTTTCGTTATCAGTCTTGAACGTCAAATCATTGATGTATTTTTCAATACCAGCGATTTGATCGCTATTCAATTTACGTTGAGATAATTGAATAGCAAGAATATCAAGTGATGCGGGTTTGTTGTATGTATTAAAAAAAGTGAGAAGTTCTTCAGCTACAACACGTTCATAATGATCTTGAAAATACTCGTTTTTTAAGAATGGCACTACTTTACGACAAAATGGTTCATTGTGAATTAAATTTGAAAGGATAGTCTTCTCTATTTTGCTCATCGATAACCTTGAAATATATAAATATTATTATAACACATTAATCTGTTTTATAACATCTAATTAAAAATGCCCATCGCGATACGGGAATATCCATGGGCTCTAACACTGTTAAGGAGTATCAGCATGAATATTTATTCGCCGCGACCAGAAGACCTCATTATTTTTGAATCATTAAAAGATGTAAAAATAACCGATGATTTATCTAAATTGGACCACGTAAATGCTTTTTGTGGAACTGGGTTTAAAGGATATAGACATTCTGTAGAAAGCATAGAACTAATTAGAGAGGCGGCTAAATCGCAAATTCGTAGACCGCATTCTGAAGAATGTAAAAGAAAAATTGCTAATGCGCATATAGGCAAGCAACATAATCCTCATTCCAATGAAACTAAATTGAAAATATCAATTACATCTAAAAATAGACAACCTATCTCTGAAAGCACTAGATTAAAGATATCAAATTCAGCTAAAAACAGAAAAACTACAAATTATAGAAAATCTGGTGAATTTAGTCACACTGTTAGCGTGAAAGAAAAGATAAGCTCGAATATTAGCAGTAAAGCAAATAGGGACTCAGTCAAAAGAGTGATCGAATTAAATGGCTACAGAATAAACCGAAAAATAAACTTGCCAAAGGGCTGGTGGCAAAAGTCAGAAGAATATCTTTTAGACTTATGCGACCAACTATTAGCAATGCAAGCAGTTTAGATCATTCCCACATGATCTTTTTCAAGACCGTAGTATAAAAGTTCGACTATAAAGTCACCGAGTTCTTCTTCGAACCCTTCTTTATTATAACCCATTTGCGAATAAGGGTTATCATGAATTAAGTACTCAAAAGATATCTTAAGTTTGTCTTCGTTATCGAGCGTCTCTTCTTTAAAAGAAACAGACGTATACGAAAAGATAATACCCGCGTATGGACCCTCAGTGAGAGTCAACGCATGAGTATCACCATCAAGCCCAGCTTGTCCTAAGACTTTATGAGGTCGTAATGGCGTTGTTTTCATATTAGTCTTCTAGCGCTGCTTCAAATTCTGCGATAACTGCGTTGTCTTGAATCATTTCGCCATGAGATACTTGATAGCGTTCTTTGATCCAGTTTCTGAATGTAGAATCCATTAGAATAGAACCCCAGAATTCTTTCGAGTCAGTGTCTTTGATACGCCATTTCTTGGCTTCAACTTCGCCCGTCGTTGAATCGACTTTTGAATACCAACCATTGCTCGGCTTGACGACATGCTTAGATTCTAGCGCCATGTCGAGTAGGCCTGACCATTTACTAAGGCCGCCTTCGAACTTAACGCAGATTGGAATCTTAGATTTCTCACGAACATAACGTGATTTTTCAACGTTGATGATGAAGTTATATCCAATGACATCAGTGCCTTCTTTCTCTTGTTGGCGACCAATGATAAAGATATTATCAGACGACAAATAGATACCCGTGCCACCACTCACGATCGCCTTCGGATACAATCCTTGTTCCATATAGATGTGGTTGACTGCAACCATTGGAATGTCAAGACGATTCAAGTATGGAGTAATCATACGGAAGATAGACTTCATCTGTTTTGCGCGACTCATGTCTTGTACAGACTTACCTTCAATCGCGTCTTCCATTTCTTTCTTAGAAGACATGTTACCAAGTGAATCTACGACAAAGATAACACGATCACCGCGCTCAAGATTTTCAAGTTGTTTAATGACATCGAACTTAAATTCTTCCATGTTCATAACCGGGACATGAAGAATTCGAGTCGTATCCATTTGCAATGAAGTGAAGTACGCAGTTGGCGTGCCGAATTCACAATCATAAAACACCATGACGGCGTCTGGGTATTTGTCCATGTAAGACTTTGCCATGATCAAAGAGAACATAGACTTAAAGTGCTTTGACGGACCGCACCAAAGCGTGAGACCAGGAACGAATCCACCATCTAGTTCGCCCGACAAAGCGACATTCATTGCAGGAATTGCAGTCTGAATCATATCTTTTTTGAGAAAAAATTTCGATGCTGATAGAATTGATGTATCTTTAATAGTAGAATTTTTTTTAATTTTTTCTAGTAGGCTCATAGTGTTCCTTTTGATTGAAAAATAATATAAATAGAAGGGTAATCTATTTTTAATTGGAGATTGTATGTTTTATGTATATGCATATATCAGAGAAAGAACTTCTTCTACAGCATTAGCTGGTACGCCGTATTATATTGGCAAAGGTTGCGATAGAAGAGCATATATGAAACATAAAAATGTCAATAAACCTATTTCTAAAAATATAATTATTTTAGAGTCAAATTTGACCGAAATAGGCGCTTTTGCATTGGAAAGAAGATTAATAAAATGGTGGGGTCGAAGAGATCTAAAAACTGGCATTTTGCATAATATGACTGATGGCGGTGAAGGAGGATCCGGTAGAAAGCATAGTGCTGAATCTATATCTAAAATGATGAAACCAAAAACTGATATTCATCGAAAAAGAATGATGAAACCAAAAACCGATATTCATAAGTACAATATATCTAAAGCAAAATTGGGTAAACCTAGAACAGAAGAGCAAATACGAAATAAAAGAAAGTCGTATACATTTTTAGATTCAAATGGTCAAATTCATATTGTAAACAACCTCAAAAAATTCTGCAATGATAATTCTTTGACATATTCATGTATGGCGGCAATTGGATCAGGAACGTATTTAAAAGATGAATACAAAGGGTGGAAATTATCTAATCAACCGTCAATTCAAGTAAGCTCATTAAATATCCTTTAACTTATGCTTCAACAAATTTATTGAATTGTTGTTCGGTCATTACACCTGATTGACGACGAAGTTCTGCGCCATCATCGTTTAACAAAATACATGTTGGAACTCCGCGAATTCCATATTGAATGGCGAGTTCTTTATTTGCATCAATGTCAATTGGTTCAACTTCTACGTTAAGTTGCATATCTTCTAACACGCGACTTAGCATTTTGCATGGCCCGCACCAGTCTGCTTGAAATTTTAGTACTTTCATAATATCCTTTTCAGTTTAAATTTAATTATAACATAGAATCGATTTGCATGTAATCAATTTCCAAAGAAGTCTTCAAGAGACGCAGACTCCTCAGCCTTCCAATCAATAGCATCAAGAATCAATTTCGCGGGTTCAAGGAATGCTTTATTAAATTGAACATCATTATCGATGTATTGATGCATTCCAAACTCTGGTGGAAGCACAGTAAAGAATCCAATCACATTTTCACGAGTTGGATTACGTGGATTCAGGTGAATGTATTTGATTTTTTCACCATCTTTGATTATCTCATACTTGTTCTCAAGACCATGAGCTTTGAGCATGTTATTGTACAAGATAGAAGCACGAGAGTTAATAGGCGTGCCCTTTTTATAAATCGTCTTGGAGTCGACGTACTCTTTCACGGAACTCACGCCCCGAGGAAATGCCTTTTCTTCTGCGGGCAAAGCCGCAAATTCATTACGAAAGTTAGCGATAAACTTCTGAGTTTGTTCTTCAGTTCCATTGATGAGAATATTGAACAACTTCTTAAACGCTTTCCGGCACGGCTCAGGAGTTGAAGACTTAATCGCCTCAATGCCCATGATCTTTAACTTGGGTTCGCTATAACGCACGCCTTCATTATCCCACACATTAAGAATGTATCGTTTCTTCGCAGTCCAAATTCCACGATTGGAAATACCTTCACGTTTCATGACAATACGCTCTTTATACGCATTCATGTTCTTCGACAATTCTGTGAATGCAGGAGTTAGCACATCAGTCTCGATCTTCTTAGACACTTTATCTAGAAAATCAACAACTTTATTGACTGCGACTGAATCGTCCATGTCGACTTTACCGAAGACCTTTTTGACCAACGCATCAAATGAAACATAACAAGAGTCGGTGTCACCAGCAAGAACATAGTCTGCGTCTATTGTCTTTAATAACTTATTGAGATATTCATTGATCTTCTTATCAGCCCATCGAATAACAAACTGACTAGACACAGTAATACTCTCGGCGATTTCAATTGCATAGTATCGAAAGAATCGATTACCCGTGGCGCCAAACAAAGAATTCAACAGAATCTTAATCGCTGTCTGAGCATTATCATATGTAGCGATTTCTCGTTCAAGGCGATATACTTCTTGCTTATTCGTTTTATCACACTTTTCATATTCGGCTTTGAATACTTTTGTCTTACTTTTCAATGCAACACGTTCATCATACAGTTCTTCAATAATCTTTGGAAGAATGCCTTGTTTATTCTTTGAGAAGAACTGTCCAGTCGCAGACATCGTATAATCTGAATCATTGACATACCCATTGAGCATAGTTTCAACATTCATGCCCGATACGTAGTCACCTTTCATTATAGTTTCAGGCGACATGTTCAATAGAACAATTAAGTTCGGGTGCATACTGTTTACGTCGAACGAAACAACCCAATCATGAATTCCAACTTGAGGGGGTTTAACGAACGCACCTTCAAACTCAGACTTATGACTAGATCGAGTTGGAGGAACAATGATATTATCTTTTGCGAGCCACCGATGAATAAGTTGGTCCCAGATCGCAGTCGTACCCATCGTATCAGAATAATTGACACCTGCTTTGTACGCCAACGTGAACGCAATCGTCAACATCGCAATCTTGTCTTCCATGCGATCAACTAGTATAACGTCTTTGATATTGTAGTCAACATACAACTGCGGATTTTGTTTGTATAGATTCGCAAGAGATCCATACTCAGAATAATCCATCTTGCGTTCACCGAGGACAACATTCGCAATGTTGTCAAGCCGATAGTTTTCTTGCGGACCAAAGGTGTAACCAAACTTCTGAAATATGTCGAGGTAATCGAGTTGCGCGACACCGATGATGTCATACACCTGAACTTGACCTTTGCGCATGGTGACCATCTTTTCTTCGACCATTCCCCACGGCGACAGCTTTTTCGCTGACTCATCGCCAAGAATTCGAATGATTCGATTGATGATATATGGAATGTCGAATACGCGAGTATTCCAACCTGTGATCACATCGGGTACTGTAAATTCGTTGTGCCAGAATTTCACTAACTCTTGCAACAAATCCTTTTCAGTTTTACAATGCATATAACGAATTGTAATGTCTTTGTGCTCTGTTAGCGCCGGATCATATTTGAGAATAGACCAAACGTAGTACACGTCGACCACACTATCATGAATAGCGATAGATGTGATTGGATGCTTCGCTTCTTTAGGTTCGGGAAATCCTCCACCTGTGTCGCCCGAATAAACTTCAATGTCGATCGTATGAACACGAATCTTTGCTCGATCGAATTTGATTTCAGTCGGAAATTCTTGCGCTAGAAATTGCGCAATGAAGTTTTGATTACCGTAGATTTTGAAGTTATCTACCTGATCGTATTTTTCACAGAATTCTTTTGCATCGCGCATAGAATCTAATTTGATTGGATCTACATTAGTTCCATCAAGTGCTGTAAATTTAGAATCACCTTTGCCGCGCACGTATAGTGTTGGCGCGAACTTTACTTTTTTCTTGACTCGAGTTCCATCTTGATATCCGCGATACAATATTGCATTTCCATAGCGATTAACTGAAGTATAAAAGTGTGACATGTGTTCCCATAATGAAAAAAGCCGCGATATAACAATTATACCACAGCTATGGATTGAAATACAATCTATTTCTGACGAGCTTGATATAGTTGCTTCGCTAAATCAAATACATCGCCATGATAAAATCTGTGTTCAATTAAATAACATGCTTTAACATAATCTTCGTCTTCGTACATAATTTTCACTTTTAAATGTATAAATATAGTGTCTATCGCGATACTGGAAATATCCATAGACTCTAACACTAACAAGGAGTGCCAGCATGAATATTTATTATGTCTACGCCTATCTTCGATCGAATGATTCAGCGACCGGTTTAGCCGGTACGCCGTATTATATCGGTAAAGGGAAAAATCGTAGAGCGTATACTAAACATGGATCTATACCGATACCATGCAAATCAAAAATCGTATTTCTAGAAACAAATCTAACTGAGATAGGCGCGCTAGCGCTCGAGCGCAGGATGATACGTTGGTGGGGTCGAAAAGATCTTGGCACCGGGATTCTTCGAAATAAAACTGATGGCGGTGATGGCGTATCAGGGTGCATTGGCAATCGAGGTAAAATTAGAACACCTGAACATAGGTTGAAATTGTCTAATAGTCTCAGCGGATTAAAAAGATCGGATAAATCAAAAGCAAAAATGTCTGCAGCTCGTTTCGGTAAAAAATTTGGCCATCAATCAGAAGAGCATAAGCTGAAAAGAGCCGATGCAATAAGAGGGGAGAGGAATGGAATGTATGGCGTCATTAACACAGACGAATACAAAATGAAAATGTCAGAAACTATCAGTGGGATGAAATGGTGGAATGACGGCCTTAAGGCCGTGCGATCTAAAGAATGTCCGCATGGTTTTACGCCGGGCCGGAAACTGAAAAAAGCCGCGATATAACAATTATACCACGGCTCGTATTTAGAATACAATCTATTGCACGATCATTCCCGCTGGAGCAATAACGATCTTAGAAAAGATTCTATTATATTCACTTAGCATCTCACTCTTTGGCGATGTCGCAACTGCGATCGCAGAATGACGTAAAGCGACTGTACCTTCTGCATGAGGCATGAATGGAGCAAATCCAACTGTCATTTGACCTTCACGTCCTGTCGGTTGATAAACCAAAGATACTGCGTCCTCAATCACTGCCGATGTGTCGCCATCCGAAACTAATGTCGCCAAAATGTCTTCACCAGATGTGAGCTTATACATAACTACTGTCATATTATTCCAATCATAAATGGGCGCCGAAGCGCCCGGTTGTTAATCGCGATACATGTTAATGTACGGATCGGCCTGTCTCAATCGAGACTCTTGCATTGCTTTTAGCAAGCGCCTTAAGAACTTTTTAATATGTTCCATAATCACTCTTGTAAAAGTTGTTTCGAGCCGCGTGTCTTCACTTCAATTTTCTTTGGCTTCTTATGTTCTGGAATGATACGCTCAAGAAATACTTTTAGCATACCATTGAACAACTCGGCGTCTTTCACTTCGATCTGATCGTTAAGAACGAATGCTCGAGTGAATGCACGGTTTGCGATTCCTTTAAATAAGAATTCGCCAACTGGTTCGGCTGTTTCGTCGTTTGCAGTATTGCCGCGGATGATAAGTTTACCATCAGCCATTTCAATTTCAATGTCTTGTTTAGCAAAACCTGCGACAGCAAGTTCGACCAAGTACGTGTTTTCACCCGTTTTCTTGATATTGTATGGTGGATAGTTGGGGATGTTTTTCGTCAAGTCATCATGTAACTTGGTAAAACGATTGAATTGTTCGTCGAAACCAACAAAGAATTTGTCGGCGTCTTTGAAACCAGGACCAAAAAGTGCGAGATTTGTCATGCTATGTTCTCCTATAAAAGCAAGATTAAGTTTAAATGTACCCCGAAGGCATACAGAATGTTGGTTACGACTCCAACGTAGGCATTTCGCTCCTACCGCAGCAATCGGTACGCGTCTACATCTTCACCAGCATGCTTGGCGGCATGATGTGAGAGCTTAAATTAAGCTCTTATTACCCAGCTGCAAATCACTGGGGACGCCTGAGCTTTCGCTCTAACCGTTAGCATCAACGGACCTAAGGCAGGTTCTTGGCAGTTATTTACTAGGATGCCGCCTAGTTCCCATCCCGAGGGATTATGCTGCGACTGGTTCTTGTGGAACTTCAACTGGCGCTTGTGCAGCGGCCAATTCGGCTTGAACTCGTTGCAACTGAGGTTCAGCTTGCTGTTTGAGTTTACCGATAAGATTCGCGACTTGCTCGAAAGGTGCTTTGCCGAGTGCGGCCAAAACAAGATTAGCTTCGTCAAGTGTAAGTTCAAATTGAAACATGTTTATTTTTCTCCAAAGGTTAATGATAAATTCACGGTCTAACTAGCATGTGGCTTTTACCAATACTATATTTTGCGACTAAAGACCAATCGCTTTTCTCTCTAAATGCAACTACTTTAATTTGCGACAATGAAACACGAGGTCCAATGTCTGTTGCAATAATTTTCAGTAGTCCCCAATCTTGTAACAATACGGCAATTGTGTTTCTACGTTCGATGTCATCGATACTAATGTTAGCTTCTTTACCGTCTAACGCAAATAATTCTTTAAAGTGAACAATAAAATATCGTCCTTGCTTATGCAAGATATGGCAAGACTGATATAGTGTTTTGTCTTTACGAGATGCAATCCCAATGCGTGTTAGGGTTTCTCGTACTTTAAGAAAATTATCTGGCTCCGGAAGAGACACCTCCATCATCGAATCGGGAGTCCAATCAAAATAAATTAATTCAGTGTTCATTTCACAATTCCTATATTGTTATCATTATCAACTGAATTATTTATACGTTTTATCGGCCTCCTGTAAAATATTTTGCTCGAATATCCTTTAATTGATCTTCTGTTAGTAGTTCTAGTGCAATGGAAGCCTTTTCTGCTGAATATGAATACACGCTCATAATCAACGAAAGATCTTCTGAGTTCTTGTCTTTTTTATGCCACTTTGAAAAACGCTTTCTTTTCTTAAGTGAATTCATATAAAAGTCGAATTGCCATTGTTTTGGTATGCTCGCATATCGATTCATTTCATTACAATACATTATAGAATCACTATGAAATGACAATGCTCGATTAATCATAAACGGCACGTAATCTTTTTCAGACTCAGGATCTTCTCGCATGAGATCCTTCTTTGTATCATTGATACACGTGAGATAATCGAAGAATGAACTCATTTTACAAATTTATTCATGTCATCTTGAGTGGCCAAGATCGTAACATTATTGTATGTGTCTTCGAAGAATTTTATCATTTGTTCTTTATCTCGAACCTGTGTAATGAATGCGCCAGTTTTATGATCGTGCACAAGATAAGTGTCGTCATTCTCAGTGACATCTATTCGCAGTGTATTTTTAGCAGATTCGACCTCGGCCGCTTTAAAATGTTTCTCGATAATGACGCGGGCGACATGTTCACGGTACCACCAACCGGCGTAAAATGAAATACAGACAAGCGCAATTATTAATATTGTTAGTTCAATCATTTGAATTTACATGAAGCCATGATTTCTGTATTACTACTTTTTATAACGTTTTCTCTCCACTCCAACATTTGCAAATTCTCCATTTTTGATATTTCCTCTGGTGCTATTTTGTTCGTAAATCCATAATACACTGAAATTATATGATCTAAATGATATGCACCATCTACGCCAGCTCTACCTCTTGGTAAGTTATTTGGATTTATGACACTTTTGTTTTTACGATAAACTGCTTCGCTAAGCATTCTTACTTTATTTGAATATGCCGCATATTCTGACTTATTTGCGTTCCAATTGCCGTTATCTTCTCCGCGAGAATAATTTCCACTACGAACTTGATTAAATTGACTTGCTGCATACTTAGAAACACGGCAATCAGTTTCTTTTGTTAATCCTTTATTCCAAGCTATGTTTCCAGTATTGTCCGGAAGTATTCCACGCAAAACTCTCTCTTTCGCCGAAATCGACATTTTTTGCTTAGTTTCAGCAGAAATAACATCTTTAAGACCTTTATTCCATGCCGATTTACCCTTTAGAGATTTCGATAATTTTTGTTTAGTTTCAATTGAAGCGGACCTACGTTTAAATGGAATTCGGCCTTGAATGTAATCATCACCGGGACATTCAATCGAACGTTTATTTTTTAATCCGTCATTCCACCATCTCATACCCTTTTGTATCATTTTAAACTCCTTGTATAAACTTATTTATATACAAAGTCGCTTTTATTGCCAATAGATGCACAATTATTTAAATTTGCAAGATGCCATTACTTCAGTTAATGCGGCCATTGTGTTAATTTCTCTATCACTCACGAATGCGTTCTTAAATTGATAATCAGCAAGAATCAAAACCAATTGAGGAATCGATGGCGCTTCGATATAATCGATAGATTTATCGTACAGCTTACGAAATAGTTCTGTTGATTCTGTGTCTGAATTTTTACCGACCCACTTTCGCACTTCGGTGAAATTCTTAGACTTAAGATTCTTGACTAACTCAGCATATGATTCTTCGCCAACATTTACTAATAGTCCTGCATCAATAGTACCACTCACAGAATATCGTTGCAATTCATTTAGAATTCGGCGATAGTCGGGAAAGTATTTTGACACCAATTCAACTACGACTTTTGGTTCGAACGTAACTGATTCAGTCTTAAGGATATGAGTCACTCGTTTGTAGAACGAACTCATAATCGCAGGTTTGTCTTTATTATCTATTTTAAACTCGATAACAGCACAACGAGAATGAAGAGGTTCGATGATACGGTTTTTAAAGTTACAAGTGAAGATGAATCGACAATTGTTACTAAACTCTTCCATGAAACCGCGTAACGCCGGTTGAGTCGAATTCGCATTCAAATAATCTGCTTCGTCGAGAATAACGACTTTCTTAGAATCGGTCAGTGATACCGATGACGCAAAGTTTTTAATCTTACTACGCAACACATCGATGCCAGATTCCTCAGAGCCATTGATAAACAGATACTCTGCGCCAACTTCATTACATAGTGCTTTAGCGACAGTTGTTTTGCCAACGCCTGCGCCACCACAAAATAGAAAGTTTGGAAGTTCGCCCGACGCAATAAACTCGCGGAAAGTCTTTTTCATAGACTCGGGTAAGATACATTCGTCAATTGCTTGAGGTCTATATTTCTCCACCCACAAATATTGTTCGGCCATTCTTAGAACTCCGAATCGGCTTCAACTGCAACGAAGTATGTCAAGTCAGATGTCTTAGAGACAAAGCGAGAGATCTTCTTATTTGAAATGCCAACACTATAATCACCGGGCAACATCTTAAGATTTTCAACTTTAAGATTCGCTTTGAATGTTTCTTCTGTCTCGCCGATATCAACCTGATACGCGTTAGACGTTGCATTCTTTTTATCAGTCACGAATACTCGCAACATAGATCCATCACCGACTACTGACACGTCAGACGCTTTAAGAGCCGATGCAGTCTTAAGAATCATTGCAAGTTGTGCCGAGTCAATATCAAATTCGACATCGGGTTTCGGAAACTTAATTGTTGATGGGGCCGCTTTGACGATACCATCACCTGCTGCAAAGTACTTGATCTTGCTAGTACCACCATCACTGATCATAACGTATTTATCAGAGAATTCGAGTTGTGTGTTAGTGAAAATACCAATCGCACTCAGGAATTCATTGAGATCATAAATGCCAAAGTCAGATGGAAAACTCTCAGTGAGAGTCACAGACGCCATGACATTCTTGCCTTCACTAATAGTCGATAAAACATTACCCTGTTTGAGGACAATAGATCCGTTGATACTTGCGAAGTTACGAATGAGAGCGAGAGTTTCTTTAGATAGGTTCATGTGTTTCCTTATTGAGATTTGAGAGGAGCGATACGATTCAGATAAAGCGTAGTCATTTTGTGTTTAACGACTTGTCGACTAACTAGTGTATCTTTAATATCGTTCCATGTATTATGATTATAATCTTTTGACCAATTAAATTCTTTTCCATTTGGGAAAAATTGTACGGTCTGCAGAGATTCGCGCATTACTTTTACATATTTACCAGCTTCGGTTACAATGTAGCCCATATAAACACCAGGCCCAAAATTAACGCTATGACTATATCCAGTGGAAAGAACTGCGACTTTATCGCCGACATTCACTTCACCAAATTCTGACATGAATGGTAATTCAATAATAGGCTTTTTCATTTTGATGCTTTCAAGTAAGTTCTAAAGTCTTTTGCAAGTTTTTCGTGTTGTTCGTCACTGCAATGGAGTGTCCATTCCTTAACAGTTTCTGTTTCAAACGACTCACCATTTTCATTAGTCGTAAGTGAGTAGAGAAAGTAACCAATGATGGAGATTGGTCGATCACCATGTGTACTTCGCTCAAATGAGAATGCTCGCATTACACTCCAATCAATTACAAAATCAGAATTATAAGTTCTTTTCTCTATGTCTTCAAGCGTCTTTAAGGCAGTAGCTAATTCAGCCTTAAGCTGCTTAACTGCGCTTTCAAGTTTTAGAGATTCCTGAATATCTTCTTTAGTATCAGGGTTTACTGTTTGTTTAAACCAATTCATACATCTTCCTTTGAATATTTAATGTCGTGTTCGTAAAGAAATGAAATGCAACAAAGAGCATGAGCAAGGTGATGAATTCCTGATTCGGGATCTAGCACTTCACCTTCTTTCCACGCCCAGATATGACGCTGAGCTGCATCGAAGTACCTACGTTTAGCATCACTTACATATTGCCAATTGTCAGGTTCGTATTTTACAGCGCCGAACGTAAGCACTTTTACCATTTCTTTTAATGCCAATGGTGGTGTCAAACCATAGCGTAGTTTGTCGCTGTCGAATTTTCGACCAATCGAAGTGTTATCAATTTCGGGCATATTAGACTTCTACGCCAGCTTCACGCAGTTCAGCGATAAACTCTTCATCAGCAGGTGTTGGTGCTGCTACTCGTTTTGCTACGACGGAGACGATATCTTCATTTGTGACATTCGGCGCCGGGAAAACGTAAGCCCCACGACTCAACTTTTCGCCTTTAACAAGCCATTGTGGATATCCGATTTTGTCACCGCCATCAGCACGAGCTTTTAGAAGTGTAGCATGAAGGTCTTCTACCTCTGGACGAGTAATAGAATTTGCATTAGCCAATTCTGGACGAAGAGCAATATAGGCGTCGACAACTCGCTTTTGTACGGGAGAGAGATCAGTATAGTTCATAATATAATTTCCTATGATTAAATAGTTGGCGTTTGAATAACGGGATCGGGCGTGATATTTTTAAAGAGATCGATGAAGCACGCCCGTGTTACATCATCAAATCTATTGCAGCACAACTCGATTGCTTTTACTTTATTTTTGAAAATAGAGAATGTTCGAATAACGTGAGTCAATCGACGAGTTGTAATAAGTTCATCGACACCACCGTCAGCATATGTACGACGAATTGTATCAGACCATTTGACAAGAGTTTCTGCGAATTCTTCGTCGACACAATCATGAAACGCCATGAGATTGAGCACAATTTTCTTCTCAATTGCGGTTGATGGATAATCTTGATTCAGCGTGACAGCAAATCGTTCAAGAAATGCTTCGTTAAGAATGTTTGTTCCAATGTACTGACCATCAGAACCTTTGCCTTTTGTGTTGGCAGTGGCAAAGATATTGAAGCCGGGTGCTGGAATGATCAGCTCATTTTTGAGTTTGAAGTAAAATGGCTTACCTTCTAGGATTGGCTGTAGGCACAAAAGCACGTTGGCTCCGCCTGCATCGATCTCATCGAGTAGAAGTGTTGCTCCAGTTCGCATTGCAATGAGCACAGGACCTTCAACAATTTCGATGTTGCCATCGACAAGCGTCTTAGATCCAATCAATTGTTCTTCGTCTGTCATCGCATTCAAATTAATGCGAATTAGAGGCTTATGATTAGCAGCGCAAGCTTGCTCAACCATCATTGACTTACCATTGCCAGTCGGACCCGCGACATACACGGGATAGAAGATACCCGACTTGACGATTGTGTCAACGTCTTTATAATTTCCAAAGACCACATAATTCTTATCACGAGCTGGAATGAGAGTTTTGTCTGCGTATACTATAGATTTTCCGCTATTCTCTTTAGCTGCGAACGTAAGCACTTCGCCAGTTTTGACGCCGGGACTGATTGAGTATACACCACGAGAGATTCTATTTTCTAGAATCCATGAGGGGAATTTGGCGCCACTGTCATTCATAATTTCAGTGATTTGTTTGCGAGTCACTTCGCCTGTGCTAGTAATGTCTGGAAATTTTTCAAGCAAAGCTTGAGTGAATTGCGATTGGCCGTCAAGAGTTTTCATGATAAGTGTAAGAGTTGATAATTTATTATATCAAAAAATCTAATTAATGTACACCGTTTTATGCATTATTTTTAGTGCTCTTGAATGTCTCAAGAGACTCGATGTGTATGTATACCCGCTCGAGCCACGAATAATGACGTACGTCAATCTGGATGCTCTAAGTTGTTGATTTATATGGATCGTCTTTAGGATGCATTGGTCCAGGATCACGCCCAACATAATACTTGTTATCGGGTATTGCGATAACCATTACTTCTTCTTCACCATTAATTGACATACAATATGGATCTAATGGATTGGCATACTTTACAATAGCGCATTTAGTATCTTCTCCCGTTTCAAATCTATCTAACTTAGATAATAAAGTTAATAGATTTCGACGAGAAAGATATAATCTATTTTCACTTAACATTAGAAGTATCCAAGTATTGCGCCCAGCGGTGCAACGAATACACCAATAACTCGCAATACCAGCATACCCGTGATATCATTAAAGTTACTGCCGGCGATAGTGATAATATTCATAACCCAACCAATAGCAATTGCAGCAATAAATGTCAATGCAAATACCAATGTCATCACAGATACATCGGGTTTTCTGTTATAATATTTCATAATATCCTTTCATTTAATATATTTTGAAGAATCAATGTTTTTAATGTCTACAATTGACATTTTGAATTCCGGAACATCTTTGATTTGCTCAATAAAACCATCGAAGATTTGACGCATGTACATCGATACACCTTCTACAGCCTTATAGCACACATAAAGACTACCAGAAAAATTCTCAAATTCATAACGATCTTCGAATTCTTCTGTGTATGTTACACCCGATGATAATTTCCACGAATCAGATCCTGCGTATCCACCGTACCAACCAGCGAATACTTTATATGTAGTTTCAATTCCATCACTGGTCTCGAGTAAAATCCATTTATCTGGCACATATCTCGACATATTTAATCCTTAAAATTTAATTATACACTAACGACGAATTAGTGTACATTATTCTTTGACAATTCATCTAATACTGCCTGAACTGTGTGATCAACATGACTATTGAATTCATACGTTTGTACAACAATGTCTGATTCAATTACTTCAACATTAACTGTAGTTGTAGTCTTTCCACTATTACCAACAGGAAGTTCGCTAAATGTCAATTCATGTTGTCCATCTGATAACAAATCGCTAATACTTAATGAGTCAGATTTCCCAGTTGGGTCAGTCTTTCCACTTGTGTTATTTTCAGCATTATTCACGGGACCAGATTCTCCAGGTGCAGTTTGATCACCATTTCCCCATCCGTTGTTTTGACCAGAGTTTCCGGGCGTGTCATCAACAGGAGGAGGTTCTTCTGGTGGAAGTAATGGAGGAATAGGATCTTCTAATTCATCATCATTTTGACCAACTCCCGGTGTGTCATCACCTTGATTTCCTTGACTACCTTCGTCTTCATCGTCACCATCTTTTGGATCTGAATTAGGGCCACCACCACCTTGACCAGGGTTATCATCGTCCTGACCATCAGTATTATTACCATGACCATTGTTACCATTGTCATTATCTTCGGGTGGTTCGACAGGGGTTGTCGTAGTATCAACATCAGTGATCACTTCAGTTCTAGGCGTAGACACTGTCGATGTTTCTTGATTGTCGACTGAACTAGTATCGGTTAATACCCACTCACCAATAACCACAACAGGATCATTTGTTCCATGAGTCGTAGTTGTTATGTCACGAGAGTATATGTTTGTTGTAGTTGTAGTCGTAGTGATTGTATCTGTGTCTTGATTGTATGTGATCGTAGTTACAACGGTCGTAGTTTTAATAGTAGCAGTTTTGTCTTCGTTAAGTTCTTCTGTGACTGTAGTTGTCGATGTACGGCCAGTTTCAACTTCGCCTTTAACATTTGTTTCAGTTTTAGTCTCAGTTGTAACTTCAGTTTTAGTTTCAGTCGTAACTACGACGATTGGATCAATAGGTGTTTCTACGACTGTGACTTCTGGTACTACTTCAGTTCTTGACGTGTTCGCAGTGTCAGTATTTGTATTTGTGTCAGAAACAGTGTCACTCAGTGTCCAGTCACCTTTAACTACAGTGACTTCACCGGTTGGATAAGTCGTAGTTGTTACTTCACGTACCCAAGTTTCTGTTGTTGTCACAGTCGTTGTGATTGTATCAGTCTCTTGATTGTATGTGATAGTCGTAGTAGTCGTGGTTGTCTTGATTGTCGCAGTTTCATCGTCATTCAGTTCTTCTGTGACTGTAATTGTCGATGTACGACCAGTTTCAACTTCAGGACGCGCATTCGTTTCAGTAGTCACCGAAGTCGATACACGTGTTTCAGTTTCTGTCGTGATTACGACAACTGGTAGAACGATAGGTGGAACAGGAGGTTCGACTGGAGGTTCTACAGGCGGCTCAACTGGAGGTTCGACTTCTTCGACTAATTGTTCAGGTACAGCCTGTAAATCTGGTAGAAGATCCGGTGCGACATAGTCATAGTCATACGATAGTGGAGTAACACCTTCGATAATGCGAAGTAATTGTACAAAAGTACTACCACTGTCGGCACCAGTTCCGCCACCAAGACCAGCTGCAGTCGCTTCAAGTTCAGTTGACAAATCTTGACCACGATTTAACGCTTCAATGATTGTGTCAGGTGTGTTAGCCGTGACTGCACTATCATGAACTGTAGGCGCAGTTTCTGCAAAAATTTCGGTCGATGATTGAAACGTTTGATTTTCTGGAATATTGATCGGAACACCAACATCATCAACAAAAGAAACTGTCGCACCATTTTTAGTGACAACAGTTTCTCCGTCTTTGACGATATCGCCGAGTTTAAGAGTGCGCTGCACTCCATCACGTGAAGTAGCAATGACTTCACCATTAATTTTACTGACTGTTAGTTGTGCCATGTTAGG